GATCAAAAAACTTTGAACCCGATGTTGCAGAATATATAGAAGAAGCCTTTGAGCGGTGTGGTATAGAACTGAGAACCGGCTACGATGCCCGAACTGCGAGAAGATCTCTTAATTTATTGTTTGCTGATTGGGCTAATAGAGGTCTGAATCTTTGGACGGTAGCAGAGGTCACCCAGACGGTTGCCTCTGGTATCACTGAGTACCCCCTCGGAACCATTACGCTAACGGTGGCCGCAAGCGGCAGCTTTACCATTGGTGAGACAATCACAGGTGGATCAAGTGCAGTAACCGCTTCCGTCATAACGAAGCCTACTTCTACTACTATGACTATAACGGTTCCTTCGGGAACTTTTACAGCTTCTGAAACCATTACGGGTTCTTCCAGTGCCGCTACAACTACAGTTAGTTCGGTTCCTTCCCTAGAAAACGTGCAGTCTTCCGTAGATATTTTATCCGCTGTAGTGCGGCGTGACAGCACGGACATAACTATTAACCGGATTGGAAGAGACGACTATCTCCGTATTCCTGATAAGACTACAACCGGTAGGGCTATTCAATATTACGTGGACCGTCTGATAACCCCTGTTTACAGGATATGGCCTGCTCCAGAGAATAATACCGATCAGATTGTTTATGATCGTATTGTCCGCATAGATGATGCAGATGCTTCCGTTAACACGGTAGAGGTTCCATGGAGGTTCTACCCCTGTTTGTCGGCAGGTTTAGCTTACTACATAGCTATAAAAAGAGCGCCGGACAGGGTGCAACTTCTAAAGTCAATCTATGAAGAAGAGTTTCTTCGAGCGGCCACAGAGGATCAAGACCGGGTTCCTCTTACGCTTGTTCCCACAGCTTCTTCTTTGAGGGCGGTTGGATAATGGCTAGGTATGCTTCAGAAAAATATGCACTAGGAATTTCAGACCGTTCTGGTGTGGCCTATAAGCTACGTGACATGCGGAAGGAGTGGAACGGGTTTCTGGTGGGTAAAGATGAGTGGGAGGCAAAGCAGCCCCAGCTAGATGTGCCTAAATTTGTCGCGGAACCCCAAGCTTTGCGCAACCCTCGTCCAGACCGGACAGAGCCTGCGGTTACTGTTCTTTTATCTTTTAATCCCTTTCTTTCTGGATCTAGTGGCTCCGCGACTATTACGGTGTCTGAACCGGGTCATGGAAGGAGTACGGGAGACACGGTGAGATTCCGGTCAACAACGCCGTTTGATGGGTTTACCGCATCTGTAATAGAAACTGCCGATGGCTATTCCATAACCAAGGTTGACGATGATAGTTATACGTTCAGTGCTACTAGTGGGACAGCAACAACGGGAAGTACCAAAGGGGGCGGCGGCAACGTATCTGCTGGTCCTGTAACTGTGAGTGCGTGAAATGGCTTTTACTTTTACTACCTTAAAGACAGCTATCCAGGATTACACTCAGAATACTGAGACCACTTTTACTAGCCAGTTGTCTAGATTCATTCTAAATGCAGAAGAGCGTATTCTTAAAGAATGTCAGTTGGATGTCTTCCGAAAGTCTTCTCAAGGTTCCGCCACCTCCGGAAACCAATTCTTATCAAAACCTACAGACTTCCTGTCTCAAAACTCTTTAAGTGTGATAAACTCTTCCAGTAAAGAGTTTCTTTTGTACAAGCAGGTTACAATGTTGCAGGATTATACACCTGATCCGGCTACCACGGGGACGCCTCTGTACTACGCGGATTGGGACGACGAGACGTTTTTATTAGCTCCTACCCCGGATTCTAATTTTACAATGGAGCTGCATTATTTTTATAGACCCACTTCTATAACAACTAGTGGGGATGGCACAAGTTGGCTAGGAACAAACGCTGAACTATGTCTACTTTATGGCAGTCTGTGTGAAGCTTATGTTTTTATGAAGGGTGAACCCGACCTTTTAAAGCAGTATACGGAAAGGTTCCTAGAATCCATACAATGGCTAAAGAATCTTGGTGAGGGTAAGCAAACCAGAGACCAGTATCGTTATGATAGGGTCCGCAGGACGGTACAATAATGTTGGATTCAGTTGCAGATTGCCAATTAAATGATGTTCTGGTCTTTACTACAAAAGACCGGGGTCACTCGGCGGAAGAAATGGCGGAAATGGCTCTGAATAAGATAATGATAGTCTCAAAGGACGCCCCTCCTGTTATACGGGATCAAGCGATAGCGCATAGGGACAAATTGAAGGAAGTGCTTATTTTCTATATGAATAGAATGGCTCAAAGTGAGCGAACTACTATTTGGGCGCTTATGAAACAGCAGGGCCATGAAGATATGGCCGAAATTATAAGGAGATTGTAAGATGGCTGTTGGATCATCCGCTATGTGCGGAACTTTTAAGAAAGAAATTCTGGCGGGTATTCATCGTTGGACTACAGCTAGTCGTGGTGATTCTAGTGCAATTTCAGCGGATACTTTCAAAATCGCCATGTTCACAAATAGTTCATCCATTGATGCCGATACCACTGGATATACGACCAGTAATGAGGTATCTGGAACGGCCTATACTGCTGGTGGCGCTGCTCTTGCAAGTGTAACAAATAGTCTAGGAGATAATAGCAGTAGTGTTCCTACAGCTTATCTTGATTTTGCAGACACTACTTGGTCTACCTCTACAATCAGTAGCGCAAGAGGGGCTTTGATTTATAACTCTACTCTAAGTGGTGCAAGTACAGGCTCTACTACTACGGCTGCGGCTTATCCAGCAGTTGCGGTAATTAACTTTGGGGGTGATAAGTCTTCCAGTGCTGGAGACTTTACCATTCAATATCCAGCAAATGATGCTAACAACGCGATAATTAGGATTGCATAATGGCCTTAATTACTGGCTGGAATAGAAGCACTTGGAACTCTGGAGCGTGGAATAGTCCTATTCCCGTAGAGGTCACAGGTGTTTCTGCGGCCAGTGGCGTAGGATCTGCTGCAATAAGTATTCCTGTTACTATAAGCGTTACGGGGGTATCAGCGGCCAGTGCTATAGGTTCAGCAACTGCTGCGGTCCATGTCACTATATCGGCCACAGGTGTATCTTCGGCCAGTGCTATAGGCTCCACAACTATTGTAACAAACTCCAACCTTTCTGTTACAGGTGTTTCTGCTGCTAGTAGCATAGGTTCAATACAAGTTAATTTTGCCTTTACTGTAGAGGGGGTTTCAGCAACAGGTTCCGTTAACAATGCACTTGTCTGGAGTGTTATTGATACTTCGCAAACGTCTAATTTCTCTGAAATAGACGCCTCACAAACCCCTGATTGGACAGAAATAGCGGCATAGGAAAAATATCATGGCATCATCATACACAACAGGCTTCAGCCTCGAAAAAATAGGTTCTGGGGAACAATCGGGAGCTTGGGGCGACACAACCAACTTCAACTGGGATATTGTAGATCGGTTGGCTTCGTATAAAGCCGTAGCCATAACAACCAATGCGGATACG